CTCGGCTTCATAGACAACGCCGAGTCTATATAGTATATATAATATTATAAATATATTAATATATATTATTTATTATTATTATTTTTATTATTATACTTGAAATTATAAAGTATATATATTATATATATTATATATATTATATATATATTCTATAAAGGCATTTTTTAGTTGCCTTTTCTGCCAAATTATGCTATAATAAAGTTATGGAAGAGGTAATTAACTACAAAAAACAATTCAATAAGAATATTCAGCACTATTCTAAGCAGGACTTTCTTACATTTGTTCGTTTATTTGCTCCAACAATCGTTTCAGATTGGCAAATGGGCAAACATATTGAAGTAATCAGTGAAAAATTAAAACAATTAGAAGCAGGAACTATAAAAAGGCTAATGGTTTTCTTGCCTCCACGTAGTTCTAAGTCCGTTATCTGCTCTAAATTGTTTCCAGCATGGTATATAGGAAGAA